GGCATGATGCTATCGAAACTGGTTAAAAGGAATTTAACCGCTATGGATCCATACAGAAATTTATTCAATTATGTTTGTGAAATTGTAAATGATCGATCGGTTTGGGATAAAGATTTGGAAAGTTTTATCTTATCGGTTGATGATTTAAGTTACGAAGAACAAGGCGAGCTAGCTGCTCTACTTCTGGAATATAGCGATCGAGATACAACTGATTGCTTCAACAATCCCACCCAAACTGCAATAGATGATGACATTACCTGCTCTCTTTTGATGCTTCTAAAAAAAGATACTTCGAATAATCGCGAGGAGTTAGCCAGCATCATACGTGAAAACACAATTAATCGATTTAAAGCCGATATGCAAGAATTTATCAATCGCGTTCTTTTATGGAAGGAAGTCGCATGAGAGATCAAATAACAGCTTACGAAAGAACACATTTCACATTGAGACAACGTATAAAATATTTTTTGCAGGGGATTAAATAATGTTAACTATCGAACAAAAAGAAATCAGAAAACAAGGATTGGGCGCAACAGATTGTGCGGTTGTTATGGGTTTAAGTCATTACAAAACACAATATGAATTGTGGCTTGAAAAAACAGGCAGGAAAGAAGCTGACATGATTTTATCCGATGACAGGTTGCATTTGCGTCATGCTCATGAAGAAACAATTTCTCGCGAGTATGCCAGACGTAAAGACGTAAAGCTTCGCCGGGTCAATCAAACCATTTTTCACAAACGTTTGCCTTTCATGCTGTGCAATCTGGATCGAGTAATCATCGGTCAGAAAAAAATAGTTGAATGCAAAAGTGCGTCAGGCTTCATGCGTGGCTATTGGGGTGAAACTGGATCTGATGACGCGCCCATTGAGTATCTTTTGCAAGTACAGCATCAAATGTCTTGCGCCGAATATGAAGATTCTGACATTGCAGCATTAATTGATATTGATGATTATCGGATTTATTCAACACCGCGCAATGAAAAAATTATCCAAAAACTTGAGGACGCCTGCGAAAAGTTTTGGGTTGAAAATGTTTTGGCTGATATCGCTCCGGCGCCTACTACACGCGGCGATTTAAAATTAATGTACCCGGTTAACAATGGTGATTTCATCGAATTGACTGACAGCATCGATGCAATATTGCTGATTCTTCAAAACAAAAAAGACGATATCAAACAGATCACGTCCGAGCGCGAAGAACTAGAAAAAACCATTATTGAATTTATTGCTGACAAAGATGGGATTAAACAGGATGACAAGATCATCGCTACATTCCAGGCAAACAAATCCGGAAACCGTACATTATTGATAAAAAAGAGGGGCTAATCATGACAACTCAAAGACAAGAATTAATCACACAACCTTTCAGTTTTGTACCGACCACATTGAAAGAAGCCACAGAATACGCCACTATTTTTGCAAATAGTGGTTTGTGTCCTGAAGGTTACCGAGGACGACCCAATGATATATTGATCGTATGGCAAATGGGAAAAGAACTCGGTCTCGATAAGATGCAATCATTACGAACGCTGGGTTGCATCAATGGAATGCCTTTTGCGTATGGCGATGGTTTGCTGGCTTTAATCAAGCGTCACCGGGATTTTGAAGATATGCACGAATGGTTTGAAGGAAGCATCGAACAAAGAAATCTGACAGCTTTCTGCAAAATGAAACGCAAAGGGCAAGATCCTGTGATCCAAAGTTTCAGCCAGGAAGATGCGAAGAACGCAGGATTGTGGGATAAAAAAGGTGTGTGGCAGCAATACAAGAAACGTATGTTGCAGCATAGAGCACGTGGATTTTGCGCGAAAGACGCCTTTCCTGATGCTTTGTTTGGTCTGATGTCCGAGCACGAAGCACAGGACGTAGCAGATTCTAAAAGAGTTGTGGAGGTTCCTAGACCGAAATCGAAGGGAATGTCAGGGCTTGAAGAATCACTCGGTATTGTTATTGAAGCGGAGTTCAGCGCCGTTGCACCCGAAAATGCAAAGCTTGCTGAATTAAAAGGATTGATCGAAAGTCAGAACGTGAAAAATACAAGCATCAAAGCTGCATTAAAAGGCTTCGGCGTTGATAGTATTGATTCATTGACTGATGACATGATTGATAAATGGAGTAATCACTTAAAATCCAAGGAGAGTAAATAATGCAATTCGACCCAAAACAAATGCGAGAAGATGCGCTTCCAAAAAAAGGACAATATAAATTTACAGTGATACACGCTCGAGAAAAGACATCCGCGAGCGGGAATGAAATGTTTATTTTTAAATTGCAACTCGAAGGACATAGCAGACCTTTCAACTTCACATCAACGATTGTGATGATTCCGTCCATGTTTTGGCAACTGGAGCATTTTGGATTAGCCACTGGCCTGTCAGAAAAGATTGACGCAGGTAATCTCATGGCGCAGGATTGCGACGGCAGAGAAGGCTACCTTGAGCTCAATCACAGAGCCAACAAAGAAACGGGTGAAATCGAGGCTTACGTTAAGGATTACTTAAAGCCCGAGGCCGCTCCAGAGCATGCTGATTTTATCGATGATGATGTACCAGCATTCGTTTGATTTTGATTAATATTTGCGCCAAAATGTTGCTCGTTCGCATGGAGGCGCAAATGATTTCAAGATGTTGCGGTACGGAAGTTTCAGTTGTAAATAGTGAAGATTCTTATTATGTTTGTGAGATGTGTTTCAAAGCATGTGATTTGAAGGAAATAAAAGATGAATCAAGTCCGATGGGAAACCATAGAGAGATCAAACAACGATATGACCGAAAGAATGAAAGTACCCGGTGGTTGGATTGTTTGTCGAACAAGCGGGTGGAAATTTCCTCTGAGTCATGCCAATTGGTTTGTGCCTGATTCAGAACATACATGGGAAGTTGAGATACTTTCCAGATAACGATTTATGGCCGTGGGCGAGCTCCTCATCACTGTTGATTCTCGCTGTCTTAAATGACCACTACGGTCGCCTTTTTATGGCCGAGGATACTAGGGCTTAGGTGCAATAAATTAAGGAACTGTGCGCAAACATTACTTAATCTAAAGACCCCAGCTTCGCCCGTGGGAAAGTAGGCCACCAATTTAAGGAAAATTATGCTACACGATAAACCAATTTTATCTAAACATAAATCACCTCCATCGCCAAATATTCTGGCACCTGAAGATACACCTATTAGATTGCAAGCCTTTATGGATATTTGTCGAAAAGCAGGTCAAAGATCGGCTGAAGCAAATTGGAATATGATGTGCCAATTATTACATGATAAAAGTCCACAATTACCTGGCACTGATGCATTATCGTATATGTCAACATGCCTTACATATTTTAATGCAACTTGGCTTATTTTAATGAAAAGAATGGCCGATGATGATGAGGCTGGAATAGAAACTGATGAAATGATTCAAGCTGTTTTGGAAGGCGCACAGAAGCTTATGAAATCTGTAAAAATAAACGAAGGATGATGATATGCCATTAAAGAAAGGGAAATCCAAGAAAACCATTTCCGATAACATCCGCACTGAACGTGAAAGCGGAAAACCAGAAAATCAGTCTATTGCAATTGCAATGTCTGTGGCAGGAAAGTCAAAAAAGAAAAAGAAAGCCAAAAAGAAAAAATAAAAACCCACCCGAGGACACGCGAATGAATGTTTTAAATATTGTAGATTGGATTGCAATAATATTTTTTGGCGGATCAATGCTTATTATCGCATTGACCGCCTTTATTATTTTTTCAATTGTTTCTCTAAATTCCAATACTTCAAAATCATGAAGTAAAGTAAAAACCACTCGCATCTATTACGGTTGTAGATGATATACCCGTAATAGCGAGAACCCCTATATTTAATGTAGAAGTTGTTTGATAAAGATTTATCACACTCGCGCCTGCTACAATTGCCGGTGTTAAAAATGATCCCACAAATGTAACTGCTCCTACCGCACAACTTCCCATACTTGTCACTGTCGCCCCTGCGGCAATCGGCAATCCACTTATTTGAAGACTTCCTGACGCCGAACCAATTGTTAATGCAGAAACATTTATATTGACCGTCCAATGAACAATATTTCCTATTCGCGTATATTTACCAACATTCGATGAATATGTAATGGATGTTGGATTAGCGCCACTTCCAGTTAAAGTCGGAGTGAATGTACCTTCAACGTAATTTGAGAGAGACGTACCTCCAAAATTAATACTGGTCGCAGTGGCCGCCCCAAGAGACGGTGTGATCAAGCTAGGAGTGTTTGCAAGAACGGGAGCACCCGTACCAGTATATGCCACCCATGTCAACACACCACTGGCATTCGCTGTTAAAACTGAACTAGCAGTTGTAGCAAGGCCGCTCACAGTCGAGCCTGTTGCTGCATAGTATGCCAAGGTATTGATCGTCCCTGAATTTACAACACCAGATCCAGCCACAGGAGTTGCTGCACTCCACGAAGCTGCTGTTGTCCCAGTGGTTAGAATACAGGTAACTCGTGTTGATGAATTGGCACCCAGTGTTGTAATTGCATTACCGCCCGAAGAATTAATTGTTATCGTACCAGTCGAAAGATTAACAAAAAGCCATGATTGGCCTAGCACGAGTGTTGTAACAACAGGCATCGCGACAGTTTGATTTGAGCTTCCGGTAAAATATTGCTGTTGAGCACTTGCCACTGTCAACGTTGTCGTAGCACCTGCGGTCACTGTGGTGGCATATCCTGTATTAAAATTGTTTGCACTTAAATTACTATTAGCATCCCATCCTGCAAATAATGAAGCAGTGGGAGTTGCTGTATAGCCAAGCGTTCCTTGCATTGCTGAAACCGTGGAGTCAGCAACAAGTGTTGCTGCCAGCGCTGTGAATACTCCCGCTGTGAAAGTAGATGAATTATTCACATAAATAAAAGTATTGGCACTCAAACTTAATCCACCAATACTTAATAAATTTGGATAAGCGCCAATCAATGCAGAGATCGTAATGTTAACCTCATCAAACGCAGCCGCCGAATCACCTGCATAAATTATATCGGCAGGAACAGGTGTTGCTTTTGAGGGGAATTGATATAACCGTTCGTTAGCCATCCGTAGCTCCTTAAGGTTTTTTAGCTATTACATTTTGTCCTGTGTTCGTCACAACAAATTTACTGTCATGAGTAATTACAAAAAATTCTTTTGTCGGCAATCGATTATCCTGATTGATCAACATTTGCTGTATCGGTAACAGCGTTGCCATGCGGATAATCATGCTCATAAACCACTCCCTGATTTAAGGCGTATTAAGGTATGGAGTACCAGCCCACGACATAGATGTGGCTGTGGTAGTACGTGATACACCATTCACTGTCGCACTTGTGAGAATTTTTACCGCACCGAGAATATAAACGAGTCCTGCTTGAGCTGAAGGCCACCATTGCGCCTGTCCTTGAGCGTTTTGCCACACAATATCACCAGCGCCACCCACAGCAAGATATAAGGCCATGCATGTTACGCCACTGCTTATGAAAGCGGTATCCAAAGTAACTGCATCGCTATAGGCCGGAACAAATCCGTAAGTCAACATATAACAACTCCCTGTCGTTAATCTGCATAATAAACTACATCATAATGCGAACCATCGGTGATCATGTCGCCATCCAGCGCCAAGGTCATCGTTTGAAATGCATCAACTCCATGTGATGCCCAGTTGTGGACTGGTCGGTTCTTATACGTACCCATCTTATCATCAAATTCCTTGCTATAGTTAGAGAGACAATCAATTAATCGTTGAGTATTTTCTTTATTGAATTCGCATAGATAAAGACGTCGGCGCATGGCTTCTATTGCATTTTCCTTGCTCGTCGGTCGTGGAACGATAAAAGCGCTTTCTCCCATATCCCGCATAAAATCAACTGTATTTTTCCCCGTATTAAAGTCTCTTTTTTGACCGTCATGTGGTAAAAAATGATCTTTGAATGGCAGATTATAGCGTGTACAAAATCGCCGGATTTCCATTACATAAAATGCGAGATCACGATTATTATTTTCTATGTAGGATATGATTACAGGTTTCACATAACCATTAATGCGCTTCACCTGAAAAAGTACAATTGCTGTACAATCATTAATGCCGATATCAAAAGCTGAGTAGACATTCGCCTGAGGAATAATTAATTCGGGAATGATTCGATTATTTTCAAATATATTTTTTATCGCGTGCGCAAAATATTTGGTTTCCTGATTTACTTGAACCACCCCATAATATTCTTGCTGAATAAGATATTCAGGCATTCCGGCACGCCGATCTTCCTCGATCATTTCGTCCGTAATGTAGCGATTACCCTCTTCATCTACTAGGTTAGTAATGCTATCAACCCTGCAATACCATAAAGGATCATCTTTATTATTTTCAATAAGCTGATAAAAATGATTCATACCATCAAAAGTTGATTGACCCAACATCCAGCCACCATTTTGACGTAGTGCTGGCAACATTACGTAAAATACGCGAGGATCTTGAAATGCAAACTCCGCATATACGATTCCTCGTGGATTGGTTCCTCGCAATTTATCTGGGTCAATATCTGATCCTACTACCCAAATAACAGACCCATTGACCAGCTTTATTTTCATTTCCTGATTGTTAACGCTTTGAATCAAACGCTTCGGAATCATATGTAAAAATTTTAAGCTGATATTGTTGGGTAATAAAATAGCGCCATCCCAGAGAACAGCACGGGCGCGAACATTGGTTGGATAAACCATCATATAAAGACCGGGAGATTCAATAGCACCTTGTATGATAAAGTTCCATGATTCAACCTCTTTACCAGATCGTCTGGGACGTTCTAATAAATGACGTAGAACTTTCTTAACAAATAACTCTATCGCAGCTTCTACCTGATAAGTTCTAAACTTTATCATCGGAACTTGCGCTACTTCTCCATCTTGAAATTTGATAATGAGATTAGCCTTGGAATCTCGGGAAGTAGTGAATTTTGCAGCATTCATAACAGCAAGATCATTACAAAGCTCGGTAGCCTTTGCTCTGATTTCTTTTAATATTTTATTCATCTAATGTTCCACGTATAACATTAAGACCCATTAAACGTGATTTGAAAATTATTTAATACGCCATTTGATACCAAACTTGCATTGCCTCCGGTTTGATTATTAAAAACCAGTTGCACATAATCGCTCGTGCCATTTAAAAACAAAGCTATTGATCCATTTAAAATTACTTGTCCTCCAGCAGAAACCTCACCAAATGAAGCCCAGAGTGCACCATTTTTATAAAGATTCAAAACTGCACTACCTGTGAAAACGGTAGGCGTGACTCCAACTGACCCAATGATAGTATAGTAGCCTGGTCTATTGGGGCGAAATGCATATGTTAGCGGAAGAAAAATAGAAAAATTATCATAGTCTATGGCATTCAATTGAACCACTGTATTCCCTAATCCAACGACTTGAGTCCCAGTTAAATATACACTGGCTCCATAAAAATAATTAGTCGTAATGGAATTTGGATTAACCAGTAACCAAGCTCCATTGATATACGTGAATGTATAAAAACCACCCAGCGTCATTTCATCGCCTGTTAATGCTACAAATGCACCTACATTACTATATTTGACAACTGAAAGTGCTGAACCACCATTTACAATGATATTCGTCGCACCTGAGTTCGTATTTAAAACTTCTATAATTAAAGTATTTCCATTGATAAATTGATAATTTGACGCCAGAGTCACAGAAATAGTATTCGCTACAACTGACGTATCAATACCGGATGTAATTTTATATCCTAAAAATTGATCTACCGTCGTTGGAAAACCATTGGTTTGATCATAATATCCCACCAGTCTTGCACCATCCGTGCCAGGCGAGTTATTTGCAAGCATGGACTGCAATACACTAGCGCTAGGAACTGTCGCAACAGTTGCCGCAACAACACCTGATCCACTACCTACCCAAAATTGATTTTGAGAAAGAGGAGGCAATTGTGTATATGGCATTGCATTCGGCAAATAGGTGTTAATGATATATGAAAGATTTCTTTGAAGGGCATAATTTTGATTCTGCTGGCAAAGCAATAACAGTCTATCGAGAGCCGCATCAAGATTTGCACCGTTAAAATTTTGAGCGCTTGCAAAATTAGTTGTTAAACTGGCTGCCACTTGACGATTGATAGTTAAATAATACCCAGTAGTCGGTGTAAACAATAATGTTATGATACCACCGGTGATCGGATCAGCATTATAAGTCACAGTATATTGTGAATTAAGCGCCAAGATATCAGAACTTGGCACCGGTATTGCATTTGCTGCCTGATAATAAACTTGAATATCAGTGGGCAATGGCGCATAAAATGCGAATGTATATTGCGTCTGCGCTGAATTGGCAATGTATTGAACAATGGTTTGCTGCTGAGGAATGGCTGGCATTGTGTGATATCCTTATCACTAAAAATTATTGTATTAACTTTATCATGCTCCGTATAACTGTGTCTGTCCCGGTTGCAAGAAAGGTTTATCTCCAAACATTTGTCGCATATAGGGCGAGACGAAAGGCATCCCAGCACCTGGCAATATATTATGTCCAACCTTTTCAAATGCCTGTGCTATCTTTTTCATGTCTCGCTGTTCGACACCTTCTGAAATTCGATAGGGCAATTTAATGCTATCATATAGGAGTTGGATGGCTGGAGTGGTAAAGAATGATCCGGCTTGCAAATAAGGCTTATCAGGACTATAAAAGCTACCCATAATCCCAATGCCAGGTAACAATAAATTTTTGCTGAATTCAATTTTATCTCCAAAATTCATTCTATCCCAATCTGGCATGGATTTACCTTTGCCCAAATTATCCAGATACATGGATAGCCATGCCATTGGTAATGTTGCTCCAAATAACAAAGCTCCAAACATTATTTTTCCCTGAACCCCATCAGCATCTTTCATGCCTTGATAAAGAACGCGATCTACAAATTCAAGCGGATACATTTTAAATTGCATGATGGATCGAAGTAGCTCGCCATGAACTGTTCCGGTGCGTGTTCCAAATGTTGACATTGTTTTCATAAATGCGCCTGGAGTCAGAACAACATTTTCTGATGCCACATCAAACATGGAGTAAACTTTTCGATAGAGGTCATTCTTTAATTGATACAATGGATGTTCTAAATCATTTACCCCATACATTTTTCTTAAATCTTCATTTGTGATATGATCCATGGAGTCCATCGTAAATAATTTCTTTCCTTCAAAATTTGTTGTTTTATTGCGCAAAACATTCCATTCACTTTCACTGATATTAAATTTACCTAACATCTTTTTCATTTCATCTGAGAGTTCACTAAATTCCAGTTTTGAATTTTCACCTAATATTCTCGATTGCAATTTAAGAGCACTTACTTTATTTCCACGATCAAGTGCTTCCATGGCTGTCCAACGATATAGTGTAGTGTTCATATTATTTAAAACACCGCCCATGTCATTTGCCTCTATGAAACGAGCCATATAACCTAAATGAGTATCAGTCATTTCTTTAAAAGAGTTTGCGATAAATTTTCTTTCCGCATCAGGAATAACATTAAACATTCCAGAAAGATACGTTCCATATGCTTTAAAATAATTATAGCCCCAACGATGAGCAAAGGTAATTCCGTTTGCAATATCAGGAATAGATAAAAAAGTGACGCGTCCTATCAATTTAGCTCCACTGGTTAAGGCGCGTAATGCTGCAAAGAAGCTCGACACATTTGGATTTACAGGGGCTCGATCCTGTCCAGATAACCAATTGAAAGCAAGCTTGGCTTGATTCTTTCGGGAAGCACCTACAGGATTTGATTTGTTTTCTATTTCAGCAAGATCATTATAGGTTGAAACGGGTGATGAACCAAACATTTCAGCCATTCCAATTTTATTAGATGAACCTTGCGTATCAGCCAGCATGGCATTAAAAAAATTGCCTCGTCCATAGTCTTTATTATAGGTCATCCATGATTCCATATCCTTCCAGTAGAAAAACATATTCTGACTGCCAGTTCCTCGGACGATAAGATCAGGTTTTCCTGTGGTGATATTATTATAAATTTCATCGAGTATATTATGCGCTTCTGCCATATTGATATGGCCATCGAGATCAAGCGCTGGTGTATCAAAAAATGTTTCTTTCATATTAAGCAATGGAATAATTTTTTCTTTCCAAACATCACGTGCCTGTTTAATATTGAATTTTTCACCCATGGCAGATTGGACAAGGCTACGACCACCTCGCAATAAACGACCCACATCGTGGACAGCACGAAGCATCCTATCCTTATTGATAGCTCGGAGTGGAAGTGAATTTGAATTAACCATTTCTATATTGCGCGCTTCGATATAAGTTTTGAATTTTTCAGCAATCGATTTGGCAATATCAGACGATGGCTTGCCGTCAACTGCACGGACAATATCAATATCATTTTTTGAATCATGAATAAATGCTGTCTCATCGCCTGTCAAGATATTAAAAAATTTATCCATCAATCGCTTGAATGCAGCACGTTGTGCTGCTTCAACATTATCACCGAGTCCGTTAATTCGCCTGACGAGAGTCTGTAATAAATCCTGTTTTCCTTCTCTGATCAGATCAGCTCTTTTTTCTGTCTTGGCTGAATCATTCACTTTCGTTTGAAGTGCTTCAAAATAACCCTGCATTCTTTCGTCATTCACTTCAGAGATAGCTTTTTGAATAGCTTCCGTTCCATGCAGATTTTCGTAAGAGCGCATCTTGTCAAAAACATGAGCAACATATTTTTCAAGATCAGCTTCTTTAAATGTTTTAAGAGCAGACTTGGCTGCATCCATGCATTCTGCGCTGACTCGGCTTTTAGACATTTTTTGCCCCTAATACGCATTTGATTAAATTGCTGAATATGTTTTCGCTTTCCTTGAATTCATTATATTGATTTTTAATTTCTTCATATTCTTTTTTGTTTTCAGAAGATTCTGTTTTACTTATTTCCTTATCCAGCGCATCGATTGCGCCTTCTTCGCCTTCGCGAGTCTTTAAATCTTCGGAAGTCTTATCCATCTTGACTCGCGCTTCGCTAACTTCTTTTTTAACAGAAGCTATTTCCAAATCCTTGAATTGAGGGGCTGCACTTTGAATGCGTTCACGCATATAGTCGTTAATGTTTTCTGTGTTGGCAAGCTTTCCAAATTCAGATCGCATGACCTTTGTAATAGTATCGAGCATCGTTGCATAAGCTTCATGCAATTCGTACTCATTTTTCAAATGAACTTCATGCATCAATCGGCGCGCATCATTACGAACGCGGGTTAGATCAAGCAATCGTCTATACTCACGAGTACTTTTAAAATTTTTAGCAACATTTCCTTCTGGTAAAAGTCTTTCACGCAAATGTTTTATTTCTTCCTTGTGAGTTAACAAAGGCTGAATTTTTTCAGAAAGATCAACTATGCGTTTCTGATTTTTATCAATTAATTCCTGATAACGTTTTTTTCCGGTCTTATCAAGTTCACGTTGGTAATCCCTATTTTGTTGCTTTAACCGATTGATGCGACCACCTTGATTGATACGACGTTCCACTTGTTCTGGAACTGTTATGCTGGGTTTACCTACTTTTTTTATTCCCCGCATAATTTTTCTTTGAGTAAATGGATTTTCTTCTTTTACATTTTCTGGTAAAAGCTTTCTTACTATTTTATGAAAATCTACCAATTCCTCCGGTGCTTTAGCCAATCGTTTCCTGACGAAACTCACAACCCCTTTTAATCCATTTATAGTTGAAGGTGAATTTGGATCAGAACGCAAATCGTCCATGCGAGAATGGTTTATAAAGTCCTGGTAAAGAGGCTTGATGTTTTCAGGTAAATCATTCGCCATACGGTCAGAAACAGCCGTTTGTAAATTATTAACATCATCCGGATGTAGAATTTTGAACATAACCTGATTCGTTGCAGAATCAACCGGATGACCGTCTTTAATGAGCATTTGCGTAGCGCGATTAGCCAGATTTTCATTTGTATCTCCCTTGAAAGCGTAGTCCTTAAACCATTGTCCCTGTGCTGGAGTCCACTGTCCTTTAGCGATAGCTTCATCAATATGCGATTCATTAAATCCTTCCACTTTTTCACCGGGCAATGGCATCTGCGCATGATCAGCTTCACGTCCAAATATCTTTCCCCAAAGCGTTCCGGCCAAATAAGGAGCCGCCATCAAAGCTAATCCAACTCCACCATCTTTAAAAGACGCCTTGATACCGCCATGCCAATTAAAAGAATCGGTCTTAGGATCGTAAGTATTAGCCACATCCTGAGGTAGGGAAAACCCTGTAACCTGCGCATAACCTGATACTGCCTTTCCTGTGAGTGAGGCTACCGATTGATTACCAACAGATTGAGGTAAGCCCCGCTTAACAACGGTTTGCGATAATGGTTTGGTTAAAAGTGCTGTCGCTTCAGAAGGTAGATAACGTCCAATCAATCCAGCACCTATTCCAATCAAAGGCTTTGCGACTATTCCCGCAGCGCCACCCGCAGCCAAGCTTAAAGGATTTAATATGCTACCAGCCATTCCTGCTACCCAATTCGCACCACGCTGAAATGTACCTTCTGATCTGCCTGATTCCATCTGCAAAGCAGTTACACGGTCATGAAGTTCTTTTCTTTTATTCTCGGTCATCTCGGGTGAAATCTGAAAAGGTGACAACCAATTTGACTTGAAGCTTTCTGTCATTGACTCTCCAGTTGTCGGAGTAGCCATTTCACCTAATCCTGATATCGGTTCATATCGTCCAGTAAACATCATTCACCTTCCGAGCCAGAAAATATTGGATTTCCACTTTTTTGTGAATTCATTAAATGATTAATTCTTTGCATAGATTTTGGTTCAAATGTAAAACCGGAATAATGCTTCATGGATTTTTTGGTTTCTTCAAAATCTTTATGAGCATATGCAAGCATGTCATTTGTATAGGGTCGATCAAAAACAGCTTTGCCATTCGTATCGGCTGCCGCATGTCCTGATTTATCTATTACAACAATTCGACCATCTGGTGTATTGGTAACCTGAAGCGGATGAAGATCCATATAGGTTTGAAATTCTTCCTCTGTACGACCTTGATGAATATCACGATATGCCTCAGACAAAGCGTAATTTGCAATGTAATCCATATCAGGTTTACGAAGATTCAAGGAATTTCCTTCAAAAGTGTAACTATTACCTTGGACAAAATTAAACCCTTTTCCTACGTTATTAATAAAGTCCTGTTCATATTGAGACTTTCCATTAATATTTACATCACCGTCTTTAGCCGCACGATATAAAACATAATTTGTTGCAGCTTTTCTTAAGCCACTTTGTACCTGATCGCTGCCAGGGAGCTTTCCAAGATAGCCAAAAATGTCCTTCATTGTTCTATTACTTGAAATATCATCCCAAATGTTTGCATCTTCAGTTGAATTTTTTCCTGTTTTTAATAGAGCTGAATAATCGCGATCCTGGTTGGCTTCCATTAATTGAGTTTGGAATGTCAAATCAGTTTTATCCAGTGTTGTCCCAGAAAGATAAACAGCCATAGCCTGATTAGGTTTTTGCATTGTATTGGCCAGATATGCACGATATTCAGGTTTAATATAACTAATACGAGCAATAGCTTGTGAAACAGGCGCATCCTTTGCAAAAGACACCTGTACTTCATTTACATATTGACTAGGAATGGGTCGAATATAATTTGAGTCAACATGTTGTGCCTGACCCAGCGATGCCATGTGACCAATATAGGCATTATCATTATCACGAAGCGCTGTAAATTTATCAGCATCCGACTTTGAGCTGTCTCGCAAAGCTATAGCATTCTGATTGTACTCCTGAGTATATTGTCCACCCAGAGTTGTCTGAGTCATTAAATTCAAATAACCATCACCATGCTGCATTTGATTTTTGAATGACTTCCAGTAATTAACTTCACCTGTTTCAGAAGGTGAAAGCTTTGCCTTTCCTTGAAGTAATTTATTTCTATCTTCAATCTGTGAAAAAGGTGTTCCTGATTGTATCTGACCTTTTACTCTGTTGACACCAGCCATTTGTTGGGTGAAATCATAAAATTCGTGATCCTGCGCCATTGAAACGACACCAGGATTAATTGGTCGTCCTTCATAAAGCGCCGCATATTGGCCTGCCATGCTTCGATCAAAATTATAATCAGTTGCCACATGCTGGGTATTGGTGTTAACAGGATAAGTTACATTGTTAAAATTGGAAGATTCGAATGGTGATTGCATAACAGCATGATAGTCAGCGGCCGTATGGCCGTCAGGATTACCAGCCATCTTTGCAACATATTGCGCTTTATTATATAAATCATAATTTACTCTTGTTACCTTGGCATACTGCTCTGGTGTTATAACATCCATTTGAACTGCATTCGCGGATGCCTGATGTAGACTATCTTCTAAAATCTTGGCCTTATTTAAATCGCCTGATTTCAGTGCATTTTGTATGCCAGCACTGATCTGATTGTAATTATCCCAATACATAATTGAAGAAGATTTTTTTGCATGCTGAAATTGTATTTCAGCACCTTTCAATCGAACGTCATTAAAATCATCTGATCCAAGACTTTGTAATTTTCGGCGATCCTGTGAATTGACGAATGCATTTTTTGTAATATTTTCCATATTCGTAGCAGTTTCTTGCGAAATTCTTTCTGCTTGATCAGGATGCTTTATCATTTCTATTTGCGAGTTAACCTTAGCAGTCTGCATTTGACTGGCTGATGTCATCATCATCGCGTTACTTTGCTCAGACACAATCTTCTCGGTTTGCTCCCCTGCCGTCTGTGCTATTGAGCCTAAAACCTTGGCAAAGGCGTCATAGCCTTCAGCTTCGCTATTTACTTTAACCGGTTCCAATACCGGCTGAGTATCTTTAAATTCCGGAAACTCATTAGCCATATATTATGCCCCGCCTGACGTTGGCATTTTACTTGCAACCGAGAATGCGGTGTTTGCCGTATCAGCCACATTACCAAATAATTCAGCGTATAATTTCGACCGAACATTTTTCTTTTCGATTTCAATATTGGCCTGTTCCAGATCGCCTTCGATATCTGTATTACGCTGTTTCTTTGAACCAATATTGACAGCGTTACGTTGAATAGCATTAAAGCTCGGTGAAGAGAATGCCGTACCAGTGACAGTTTGATGTGCAATTTGCGCATCCAAAACTTTCTGTAGTACATCATAATTGGATAATGTTTTTTGTTGAGTCTGCAATGCAGTTTGTTTGGCTTGTAAATCTAGCGCCTGTTCCTGAGCATGTGCGCTTTTTATCTCAGCATCTGATTTACCTACTTCAGCGCCTATAGCAATACCAGCCATGGCTATTGCTGCAATTTCCAATCCCATAATACCTCCCTATATCACGGCTTCTGCTATCTGATATGCCACACTCAGAATCTGCAAATCAAACGGCGATGATTGTGAAATCGTAAAAGTTGCAAATCGCTCCCATCCTGAGAATGATGCAACTATCGCTGTACCTGTCTGTGGAACAAGTGGCTTCCCATTAAATAAAGGAAAACTTTGATATGGCACCAGATTACCATTGATAGAAAAATTGATCGAGTTGAAATAATCGACATAGATACGAGTTAATTGTTTTTTAAAGGGGGAACTTGTATTACCAGCGAATACGAACATAGGACTTATTTCAACATCATAAAGCAATCCAATCATGACCGTATCAGCAATCTGTTGCGGATTATCGACCGTTATTTGACCATTTTGCACCAGATACTGACCAAAATCCTGATTACGATAAACCACTTGAACTGTATAACCATTCAATAATGATAAGCCCATTACTAGTCCATTAGATGCCATTCCCGTATTGAATGTACAATCTATTCTTGTAGTTTCGTCAAACTCTTCAATTGTATAATTTCCATTCAATTCATATCGTTTTAATATATAGATGAAATTATTAATCGTCACAATATCGATCAGCGAAACCTCATCCTGAAATTCAATCGGAGTTAATGCCGCCAATTTGTATTCTGTTGCAAATTGAAAACTTGTTAATGTGTTATCAGGATTAATGAAATAGATAAAGTTATCTTGAGAGGTATCAGTTCCCCGAAGCAATGCACGATTTGTGGGTGCCTTTACCAAATGCGAACTTGGAATAGAGATGTTACTGGCTACATACGTTAATCCAATGCCATTAAAATGATAATTAATTAATGCCGTTCCTGTTTTATTAGCATAATAGGAATCATTAATATACGTCACAGGTTTTAATAGAGGCGATGCTCCATATGATGACTGCTGACGAATGGAAAAAGTACCAGGTGTCAGAGCACTGTTTTGATCCTGAGGACAAGCAAATTCGAAATTCTGACAAAATATTTCTAATTGTTTACCACCATTCATCCAGGTAATGCTTCCGCTATTTGTCTGACCAATCGTGTATACAATTGCATCTGTATCACTTCCCGTTCCAACGTCAAAATTAATCGGTGAATTAATTCTTGAACCAAAAACAGTATTGTTCAATGATTGCGTATTACCCAACCATAATCTATTTTGATAAAATAAAACCTTTGAAGGATAACCCAGAGTCGCGCTCCACGCAGGCTGCCTCACTGAATATTGTGAACCAACTGTTGCGTAATTCGTCGTCTGAAAAGGGATTTGAACGAGACCCGTGAATGTAACCGTACCTCCTCCTGCACCGCTGTAACTCACCGCTGTAATAATAGCGTAACCAATTGGATCGATATCACTTGCACCACCACCAATTATCTGGCCACCTATCCAGGCAGTAGTGAATCCAGGATTCGCACCAACACCTGTAAATTGAAAAGTTAATACGTTGCTTCCGCTTACACTCAATGCCACCGTAAAATTATTGTAATTAATAGTATTAAAGTCATAAGCCGGTAACGGATAAATATCAAGAAAAGCGAAAGCAAAAGTTGGAGGACTCACACCATTATATGCACTGATATAAATTCTTCCTGGTGCATAATTGGGCGCGGTCAAAATCAAGGTATCATTGTCTTGAGTGTAATCAATGTTATCCAAATCACCAATCAGATAGGGCGTAGGAATCGCCTGGAGAAATGTAAGATTATTTGCAAAAGCAACTACGTTATTTCCGGTATTTGTTACAACTTGATTGCCAGTATTGGTAATAACATTTACCTGATCCGATGGTGTTGAAAAAACATAAAAAACACCATTCGCTGATAATAAAACATAATGATTACCAAACTTATCAACGAATTCGTACATATGAGAATTGCCAATGGCATAGCCCGTGGCATTGAACAAAAGCGTTGTACCTTTTCGTTTTTTAGCAAGACCCGTTGTGCCGACTTCAGCATTTAACAGGCTTTGCGCTGAACTCATGTATTCATTAACATCAGTACGTTTCCACGTAATGATATCAACTTCACCCGTATTAAATTGAGTCTGTCTCACCATTTTGGTTGTCATAGCCATCCTTAGCTATACAAAAGTGATTCGATCAAAGTCATTGTACGGTGTAGACTGTACTGACCTCTCCATATCATTTTCAAGTATAGCTTTCGTACGCGCTTTCTCATATTCCTTTTCTAAATAAGCCGCGAACTGGATGTTATTTGTGAGTGCTGGTGCTGCTTTACAGGCAGCATAAAGTACTATTTGGCGTGCAACGAGCGGTGGCCAAAATTCAAAGGGTATATCATTGGCGATATAGTAATATTGAACGGGTAATGTATTGGCCAGAAGCATCCCATCAACGATGGCATACAAAGGCCATTGAGCACCCGTGGTTGCCCATTTATAAAACTTTCCATAGTTGCCAGGTAGCTGATAACTGTAAACATAATCAGGTGAAAAATTTGTAGTTTCAGGTGATGAATTGTCGATATAGACAATTGCAAAATTCCAATTGTAGTCGAGCAATACTTCTTGATAAAGCTCAAGAATTTTATTTGCAACTACTTCAGCATCAGGACTATCGGTTATAGCTTCAACCGAAGGTCTACCCAATTCTGAAAGCGCACGATTCGTCAGGTCAAGTAATGATGGCATTACTCCTCCGGAAAAAGAGGGGGCATTGCTGCCCCCGACCTATTAGATAACTACGAACCCAAAGATCAGCGTGCCATTGAGCGCTGTTCCAGCAACATTGTTGTTGTAAAGAGATAGCGTGGCACTTCCAGTTCCAGGAATTGCTCGTAACTCGATACCACGTGTCGTATTGGTTCCACCCATCAACATCAGCAACACGATAGAAGAGGTCGTGATACGTGAGTTGGTTAGAGTGAATGCATACGCTGACGCTGCCGCTGTTGTTAGCGATTCAGTGGTGATTACACCAGCTTGATGGTTAACAGTAGCCGCACCCGCTGTACTGGTTGCGGTTCCTCGATCCATCAAGACGGAGCCGGTTAACTGTCCACCCGCAAGCGGTAGGAAAGCATCAACTGGAGCACCTTCTGTTGCAGGCGTTGCATTGTAGGTTAAGGTTGATACACCGGGATCAGCACTGGCTAGAATAACCAGAGAGCCAGCCGCAGGTGTGACCTTGTAAATGCTCGCTGTATTTGCCTGTGTAGCAAAGTCTGCTGTCACAATGCTTGTTGCAACAATCGTTGCATCAGTAATCGTGATCGTGGCGCTTCCGCCTGCGTTGCTATAAGTTGCTCCGTACAAGCCAGCCGTTGTCAATGCAGAGGAAGGCAACACAGCCTGATACTCGATAACTGATACACCAGGATTGGTATTGGCAACGACTGTGATCGTGCCAGCGCCAGCAATCGCTGTCAGTACATAAGCAGCATTAGCCTGTGATTGGAAGTTAACATTGACAGTCATCGCGGCTGTAATGTTTGCATTCGGGATCACAATTGTGGCCGATCCGCCAGCGTAGGAGTACTTGCCCGCAAACGCGCCAGCATTTTGCAATGCAGTTGACGGCAGTATTGAAATGTATTCGAGCACTGATACACCTGGATCCGTTGAGGAGACAACGACTAGGCTACCATTTGCCGGAGCTACTGTTTCAACACGTGCTGAGTTTGCACTTGATTTCCAGCGAGCGATAACAACGCTATTCGCGCTGACTTCGCTATCTGTAATCGTAGTCGTTGCACTGCCACCGCCATTGCTATAATTGGCCGAGTGAACGCCCAACGCTGCAATAGTCGATTGCGGTACTGATAACTGAATCAAGTTCCAATTACCCGCAACAGGATCGTATTGCACAGAGAAACTTGCAAAAATTGAAGCTTCACCTGTATTCAAAGGAAATGTACTAGTATCGAGATAATTAATATCGAACCTGTCATTAGCTTTGATCTTCTTGTTAATATCATTCAAATAACCCGCAGCCAAAATAGTGGCCAAGGCATCCGGCGTTGAACCAATGAAACGGGCAGGTGCAGTACCGACTTCACCTTCCGTGATTAACCCTAAAGTTGAAAAATTGGACATAACAGTCATCCTCCGTGATGATTAGTTGTTTACGTATGGGTTATTAACTGTGATCAACGCGATACCGTTGCCCTGGATAACCTGAGCGCCGGAAGTCATCACTGTCAGCAATTCCCAACGATCGTTCTGTGGAACCCATGTAATACTGGTTTGCACATCACGGTTGAAAATCTGTACCATTGCTTCCTTGTTCACAACCGGTGTCAGATAAGTGTTTGTTGATCCGACAGTTGTGAAAGGAATCGTGTTGATACCATTGCTTCCGAGCGTTCTGATATCCACACCTAGATAAGACACTAACTGATTATCAACCAATGGGCGTCTGTCATTATAGAAGATGCTGACCACGCGTTCATCATTCAGCATGGATTGCTTTGTAATTGCAGCCATCCAGAGCGAGCACGCATGATTCATTACATCCACACCCTGATCCTCAAGGTAAGAAAGTGCTTGAGCCAGTTTGCCTTCGTTCATACCTGTGTTAACACCAACAGTGACAGGCACTGTGAAGATCGAAGAGAAGCCGCTATAGGTAAACAATGAATTGATTTTGATGTAATCGCACATACGACCAGCCGCTTTCGCGTGCAATTTCGCATGATCAACAATTTTGTCATAAGCAAACAATGTCTTTTCACCACCACCGATTACTGTCTTCAGCGCATAGTTAAAAGGCACAACCATTACGTTTGTCGGATTAACAGGTGTGACAGGGATATCAACAGGCGCATAGGTTTGCTGTTGCATTTCGATGATGTCTGACACAGGTACGTTTGTAGCGTCACCCGTTGTGCCATGACGTTCTTCGATGGTATTCATCAAGAACTGATTGTTCTGGAATTTGATTGTGACTTCGGTATCGAATAGTTGCGATGCCGTGTTTAAATTGATCTGGTTAGTCATCCTGACTTCTCCCGATAGAGTTCAACAACGCCACGCATCTGCGTGACAGTTTATTGAGCATCTATCAGGTTATGATCAGTGATGACCGGCTGATAATGTTCTTTGATCGTTAACTCATGGTTATCGCTTTCGCGGGCATGTGGTTAAGATGTCTTCATGTTACAACTAAGAGGCCAAACCCGTCAACTGAATGGCCAAACTTATCAACTAGCTTGCTGTTGCGCACCGCGAGCATTCAAAAGATTCAGATAAGCTTCTCTCTTCTTCATATTATGTGGATCTTTTTCCTTAGCCACATAAGCCTTGTCTACATCTTCCTGAGTCACATTGTAATTCGGTGCAGCAGGACGATTCATGCCTGGAATATTATTGTTCAATAATTGGGTGCGATGATTGAGCGCGGCTGTCCGTGCATCTTTGTTGACAATGAAAGTGTTTAGCATGTTATCCTGTAATTCTTTAGGATAATTTTTGCTCACATAATCGGACAATATATTCAGCGTTTGTTCACCCACTTCCTTTTTCATTGTCTCAAATGAGGCTTTATGTTTATCTAATCTTGCTTTATCTGATCGCACAAATTTTTCATATTGCGCTTGAGTCATCCCCGCTTCTTTAGCTCGTGCCTGAATATCAGCCAATCGATTCGTATCAAGGTCTGTTATATCACTTGGATTCAAATAAGTTTCAGGAGTTTTAGTCACTTCTTCCAATTGCTTTTTAAGTGTTTCATTTTCCTGAAAAGTAGGAAGTGAATTTTTATAGCCTGCTTCAAGTTCTTCAACTGTTCTAAATTTTCCAGCGTAGAGTTTTTCTTCCTGATTAAGCTGTTCCGTCATTATTCATTTCCTTAATGTGATGCTCCACTTTTAAAATCGTTCTCATAACATCCCTGAAATAAGAACGCCTCCCATCATAAAACGCAAAGCCGACGCCCGTGAACTCCCTGTTCAACGGTTCATCCATGAACATTTCCTGCATAGCCTTGTCTCGAACCTTGCGTCCTAACTCATTTACCTGATAGAGGTTGTATAAGTCATACTCTTCAGGTGAAATTCTTTTCGCTTTTAATAACTCATCAATCATTAAATTGTGACCCCCTGATTTTCAGGGAACTTGACCTGGCCTGCTGTAGTGGAGGGTCTAGGCAATTGACCCTGCTGTGCTTGCGCTTGTTGTGCTTGACCTATTTGTTTTAAGAATTGTCTTATCTCATCATCGGATGAAAATAATTTACGCGGCAAATTCAATTTATCAGTGAGGAATTTCTGCGCTTCAGAAATATTGACTGTCGCCATAGCAGCACCCTGACCAAAAAATTGTTGTTTGATTTGCAAATTACTAATGAAATGGTTAAGGTCACTTTGATTTTGCAAATCATACAGAGGTGAGACATAATCAAATTTTAATTTACGCGTAGAAAATCCCGGTATCGATTGTCGTTTTTTAACAAGCAAGCCACGTTCATTCAGGATTTTTGCAGCTACATCAAATATTTGTTTAGGTAATTCATTAATCAAACGACTGATATCCGTCGCACTGGTTCGTTGCGCACGGTTTTCACGTATTGAAATTTCAGTAGCTGATTTTACAGGTGCTTGAATTTCACCTAATGGATCAACCTGAAATCCTTTTTGAATGGCATCCTGCATATGCATGATGTGTTGCAAAACATCCGGATGGGTTGGCATTTCCAAAGGTTCGAGTGGGTTCCGTCCCTGTGGGTTACGCGCAATCATTGCGCCTGACCATTGTCGGACGGAGTAGGGGTTAAAATAGGTTCCAGCATCATAAAACATAGGAGGGTTGGCTTTAAATGCCATATTTTGACGGCTATATTGAGTCACCAGATTCAAATCTTTAATCGTCGGTAACATGTCAGTGCCAACACCTCTTCCCTCTGCTTCACCCGGTCTTACTCGATCGCGATAAACTATTATTTGTGGATAGGTGCTTTCTCTTGAAAAAAGCAACGCCAAGGGATCATCATCCATCACAGCGTAGATAAAAAAGCTATCATCACTATATTTAATTTGGCCAAAGTTAACTGTAAATACTTCGTTCGGTTCCTGTTTTAATGTTTCACGCATCATCCCGGCATACCCAGGATAAATTTCGAGTATCGATCTTGCAGTCATTTTTTGCGCGAACCAGCACGTGTTAATCACGTCATCAGTAGAATACTCAATATAGAGAGCAACAGCAGGGATACTACGGTAATAAAGCGGTATCTCATCAGATTGACTTTCAACCCAAATAGCGCCAGTCCCTCCAACCAAATCCAGATTAGAACTACTGACAACGCGAGAAAGATTAGATTCGTTGAGATAAAAAAAGATTCGTTCATTGATTTCGTCCATGAGAATTTGTATATCGCCATTTTCTACCACTTCCTTGGCGTATAAATGTTTATCGAGTACTAGCTTGCCCCACACTCGATCTTTTGGTAACAGTAAGCCATGCAAATCATTAGCTCTTTGATAAGCAGCCAACATCGCTGTGTTGTCCCAGATTTGCTGGGTAACTGGCTTCCCATCATCGCGATAATTAAATTTGACGTTAAATGCGTCTCTGTCAGGAATGACGTAGAAATACAATTCCTTGTATAAGGCGAGCCAACGATCCTTGTATTGCCGTGCTTCCCAGAAACGGGCAGCCAGCTTTTCCAAATCTTCCATGAATTGCCATCCTTAGCAATTGCAATTAATAAAGCCTGCCATTCCATGTGGGAATTGAGCCGCCAGCTGCTCCGGGTCTCGAAATAGGTGCGCGCTGATTGCGATCAGGCACCCAACTCTGGCTTCCTTGGCCTTTAATAATATCCAGTCGGGTTTTATATAAGCTCTGTTTCTTTTGATCCAGCTCCTGCTGGTTCATTTCCATCTGTTGTGTAGCTAACTCATTTGCTTCATTCTGAGCACTATTATTAAAATCGTCATCATCGTCATTACTGAAAAATCCCATGCTTGCGCCTCCAATGGCTCAACACTTCATAGTTCCGTCTACGTCTATACTTTAGCAACTTCTTATACAATTGGACAGGGTTAAAGGTGAAACCGATATCAACCCCGGATGCATACCGGCATACTTCATTGCATGATCTGACCCACCATGGTTTCCAACGTGTCTTTGCTCTTTTGGGAACATTAACTGCAACTATAGCTGATACTTCCTTGACCACTTTCAAATGTCGCAACAATGCTGAGCCATCATTACAATGAACTCTTCGAGTCAATAAACCTGTTCTATCAAAATCTATACTGATCCAATCGCGACCGTCAAAAGTGATAATATTACAATGTTTAAATTCTGCACTAAAAGATAGACGAGATTGGATGCCTGAAGATTGATTGTAAAAAATAAATACCGCAATTAAGTCTGTTTTATTCATTAGCACCATACCGCATCAAGATAATAATCAATATCTCTGTATATGGATTGAATTAATCGAAATACTTTTTCAAAGGATTCAATCTCAAAATAAATCATATATTCAGTAATCTTGTTTTCACGATAATCTATCCAAAATTCATATCGGTCTGACATTACATTCCACCAAATTTGTAGACCTTCAAAATGACTTTTTAGGGATGCAATAGCAGATTCACGATAATATGTAGCCATTACAAATATTGCGCCAGTGCTTTTTGAACCTTGTTCATGACTTCAGTGAATTGAAGGCCGGTAACTGTGATCTGGTCGCGCATGATGTCGCGAATAACTGTGTTCATTTCGCCAGAGCGTTCATTGATGGTTGCGTCATTTAAGACGTGAATAAAGTTATTGATATCATCCATTACATCATCACAAACTTTTTTCATTTTCTTTTCGACTGAAACGATTGCATCACAACTAATTCGACTGAAATTGTATTCCATTACAATTTTCTCCGTGGTTAATTAAATTCTTTTAATGAGTATCATGACCTCTATAATGAGAAGATACATTTTCTTTTTTTAATTTAAGCTTTTTTTCAAGAGCTAAAACATATTCTTCATATATGCAAATATCTTCAATTCCGATTTTCAAGATGCCAGTAGATGTGCTTCCAACTGCAAAGAGAGTGCATTCATGCTCAACTAAAATATCTAATACTTCATCATTATTTTTTTTCCATCTTTTGGATAAATCTTTTACATAATAATATCTTCGATTATCTGCTCTTTCACATTTAGAAAAATCTAAAGCTTCACCATTGGATAATTTTTTAAAAGCTTGTTGTGAAACAGGAATAATAGCACCTGTTTTTTTATGTTCCATATAAGATGTTAACTCATTATTTATAACACCTTTACTAATGCACTTCTGTTCATTTTTTTTAAACTTAGTAAGCTTGGTAAATTGATTTTTCATTGAATCAAACCTCTCTGTATCATTTCGTCAATATCAAGTACAACCTGTTTATGCTCAATGTGTAGATTCTTATAGCTGAACAACATCGCATCAAGCTTGCAGTCGCATTCAAGGTTATAGGTTTCGCCTTGATACTTGAACTCACCTTTATAAGTCCACCAGCGATCACGCTCTTTTCGGAGCATCTGATCGTGCAGATAACTAATGATTTCCTTTTTGAGCTGACACATTTCTGAAGTACGCTCAAATTTCATTTTGTCATCGGAGGTAAAAATCATTTTGAATAATCCTTCTGTGCTTCAACCCATTGGCGTATTTGATTTGAACAACAACAATATTTTAACTTGTATTTAAGCCTATCATTTTCGGTCACTAAAACATGTCTATTGCTTTTTAATGTCTTTATTTCGAATTCTCTTTCAAGTCTCTCAATGTGGTCTTCATGTTGATTGATAAGCTCATTCTTTTCACGCAACTTACCTTCAAGATGCTTGCGCGATGGGTGATGGATTTTGATGTCGCCCATATGTTTTACGTGAACTTGATCTTCTTCAAAGGGGTAAGATTGTGTATGCAACATATAACGCTCGCCTTCCTTTTTTATTTTAGAATATAAAGAACGATTTAACATCCCATCCATATCATCAATACGTCTTTGAAGTGTATTAATCATCACCTCACAACCAGTCTGCCATGCTTCACGCGCCTCACGGTCTGAGTAAAGCAACTTGACATCAGTGTAGGTAGATAATTCTTCTTTAAGTTTATTAAATTTCACGCATAAAATATTATACAAATCGGCTTGACAATTGGCTACATGATCCGTTCCTTGCAATTTCTTATCAAGGTTTTTAATTCTTCGTTCGTAGTCATTTTGAATTTCAGACAACGCCAGATTAAAATCTTTCTTAAGATCTGCGATTAATGCGCAGTTATGATCGTCTGGATGTTGTAATTTCACTGATACACGGAAATTACAGCCACCACAAATAATTGTTTCGCTCATGGATAAAACCTCTTGTTATCATCAATTGCATTATCGATAAATTGTTTGACCTTGTTTACTCGGCCACGCCTCATCATATCCAATGGCGAAATCATGCCGAAAGCCGGGTTAGGTGTTTTAAACCATTCCCAGCTTTTAGCGGTGTCGCCATTAAAGAAGCCTTTGATCTTATCAAAATAGCCTTGTGGAATCATGCAGAATCTATGGGTGCCGATTCTGGTGCTTGCTGTGCTTCTGGAGCCTGTGATTCCAGCGCCGACTCAGGCGCTTCTGGCTGTGGGGATGCTTGACTTACCTGTACGGTAGGCTGTGGCATATTAACGATAGCTTTTTCAAACCAAAGAAAACCAGTATCAAAGTGCAAAAATGCTTGCTGCATAGCAAGTGGCATTACGGGGAATGTTTGAATTGATCCAATAAACTGGCCATAATTTTTATGGAGAGACTCCATCAAGGACTGCTTGATTGAATTAAATTGTTCTGGTGATAAGGTGGGTGCTGCTGGCTGTGCTTCAACATTTACATCCTGTAATTTTTCAGACATGCGTATACTCCAATAGGTTAAATTATTTCTTCCGTAATTTTTTCAATGTCTTTGCAAGTCGCGCCTCTTTGCCTACCTTTCCACCTTTCTTGGCGGCTGCATTGAGTTTTTTAGCGGGGATGGGTTTACCTTTCTTTGCACCAAGTTTCTTGCGCAATGCGCCTTTATTCTTGGACGTTGCTTGCTGAATCCATTTCTCTGCCATGATTGATCGCTCCCTGCGATTGTGACAACGGGTTCTCACTGAATCGTTTAAAAGATTCGCTTAATTTATTAAATAATTCAAGTAATTCTTTGTACTCAACTGCTTCGACCCCAAAATCTTCTCGCGCAATGCTCGTTAACAGTTGCCAAGACGCCTGCCAGTTTGTTCGACGGTTTTTGACATCAGCCAGCATTTCTTGTATTTCAATACCTCTTTTTTGTTCAAAATCTACCCAAAGATGTGCAAATATTGTATTACTATTTGCCGTTGCTTCTTCTTCTCCACGTAATAACCAACGTCTTAAATTTTCACGGGGAATGCGTGCCATACGCGCCACTTGGCCGATAACATAATTGCCTTGCACATTCTCAAGAATATGCTGTGCCACTTCTTCGGTTAGGGTTGTATGGAATCCAACAGGGTTTGATCTCATTCGCTGCAATCCTTGCATTGATATGCAATAAGAATAACTCAAACAATCGCAAACGTCATTTCTTGATCGGATTTTGATTTTAGATGGTTGAAACGTAACGTTTCACCGATGCTGCGTACTATTTTTTCTTGATTCTTATTTTAAAGCAAAACGAATATGTTGACATTACTATTCATTTTGAATATTATTGTCATGATTAAACAAGTGATGAGGAAATACCATGATTAAATTCAACCAATACAATGTAACAAATGGCGTGCATAAAGTTAAAGTTTTTTATAGTCTCGACAACCGTATTGACGGACGCAAAGCAATCACCATATATGCGAAAGATTATGGCTGGAAATCATTCAAAGATGTTTTCGGAGAACTCGCAAAAAATGATACAGACATAATGACTGATTACTTTGAACAAAGTCATGCGGTAATTTTTGAAGATCATCCGCTTTATTGTGAAGCGCGTGAAAAAATTGAAGGCTTTATTATAAAAATTTCTAAAAGGAGACATAAATAATGTTAATGACAAAAAAAGAAGTCCAAGGGGTTTTAAGCAAAGCAATGTACTGGAATGAAGTAATAAAACGTGAAAATCAAGGAACAATATTACAAAAAGAATTGATGGATGAGGTTAAACGCCTAGGAGTTTCAATATTATTTATATTAGAAGATTATGCGTTAAGAGCAAAAGAAAAATATGATTCAAATTCAGAATAAAAATAAAGGGGCATTAAGCCCCTTTTTAATTACATCTTACCGCCATCATGATACGTAACATTTTCATGACCCATAGCACCCATTGCAGCTTTAACACGGGAAGAATGGCCAGCATGATCAATGCTATCAACCTTGCTGTGTTGAACAGTACCCTTGTTTGCACCGCCTCTCTCAGCAGCCTTGTTGCCGCCTTGATTGGGATCATTTGCTTTTGCATCTTTCGCAGCGGGCATAACGCCCATTCCATCGCTCATTTTATCGCTCCCTGATTGTTGTGACGTGACGATCCGTAGAAGAAATCAATTATAGTTTGCCACTTTGACGCCAACATTCCAACTAGCATCGATAAAAGGTTCTTTTCCTCACTGTCAAGATTCAATGGAATAAATAATAAAAAAAGCGCGGCAAAGAAACCAAAAGTAACTAGATAAGCCATCCAACGCAGAAAATCTTTATAACCAACGCCATACTGCCGCGCATTTTTTCGATCATCCACTTCGGTGGCGTAATCATTCGATGCAATCTTTTCAAGCATTTCTTCATGAGCAAATTCTATGGCTTCAAGTTTTGCAGTCGCTTGCGGATCAGTGAGAAGCGCTTGTCCAATTTTACCCAAATCATTAGGATCGAGACTAAAAGCATGAGCAATGAGAGAGACAGCCACTCCAGCAAGAGGAGTACCCAAAACGCTGCCCAATAGAGGAGCCACCTTGCTAACTGATGGCAAGATTTCAGATTCGATAACATCGGTTAAGCCACCCATCCAAAAACTCCTTGTTCTTCGGATTTTCAACACACAATAAACGCATAAATCCTGCGCGTTCGGCTGCTAAAGCAATTCCTAAATGTTCTTGATCATAATATTTTGTAAAGGATAAGGTAATGTGTCCTAAAATTCCGTCATCAGGAGGAAAATCTTTTTCAGTATTAACAGCCCATATTGCACGCTGAAGAATTTTAATAGCTTGCGTTTCTCCATGATTTACAGCCATATCAAAAACATAATTTGCAACGTGTTGATTTTCAATTTTTTCGTACGGTGCTAAATCCCAAAATTCACATTTGTAAATTAATTCTGCTTGTTCTGGCCTTAGTTCTTGAATATCGGCAACACTCAAATGCGCTGGTAAAGTAAAAATTCCATACTGCCTCAATTTCTCAGTAGATAATTCTCTCAAAAACCTTAGAGACAACCCGAAGTTGGTTGCCCCTCCTGAATCACTTGGATTGTCAATAAAACCGCCTTCGTTTGACAACACAAACGCTATCGCTTTTTCGGCATCAGCCATGCTTAACCTCTTGTCCATGATAAATCAACCGGTGCGCCACCGACTTTGCGTTTGTTATACGACTCTTTCCAGCGATTTTCAATGCTTTGAAACCAGGCATGAATGACGCTTGAATGAACATGACGCAAATCTTGACCTGGTTCTACTGGAATGCCTTTAAGTTTGCTCACATAATTTCCATTGTTTACTGGTGCTGGATTAGGCGCACCCGCATTACGCACGGAAATTGCTGGCGCAGGGGTTGAGGGAAGGGTCGAGGGTTTTAATTGCTCTACGATAACACCCACTGCGGTTTTCATAGCTTCCTGTACGGTTGCTTGGATGGCAGACATGATATTGGCATCCAAGCTGACTGGACTTTGTGAAGAAACCGGTTCAACAGGATTAACTTTGATTTCCGACGAGGTAACTTTGGCAATCTCACCGCCAACTTTGGATTGATGATCAACACGTTTTGCTTGTGATTTTGTGGCTTCCATTTCCATTTGTTGCTCCTTTGTGGTTAAAAATTCCATTTAACAAATTCACCATAACACAGCCTTTGGACTACGAGAAATATTCCGTTACAATGGCTTTTGCTTCCTCAAAACCAAAGGCGACATGCGTAGACCAGCCCTGTCGTTTGAACCAGTCCAACCAGTCCTGTTGATTTTCAGTTACATCGCTCATTTTTCCATCTGGTCTCTTCAATTCAATTACAAGCCCGTGGTAAGACGATCTCGATGTGAGCCTTGCCATGGGTACTATAATGTCTGGAATCCCCGCCTTGGTGCCCATTCTTTTGAATTTGGCACCCTCAATCGGGTTTCTTCCTCCTCCATTTGGTGAATGGAACCAACGATAGTCTTTTCCCCATAAAAATTTATCGAACCATAGGTTGAATTTTATTTGTTCAACCTCCTCGATGTTCTGACGTTTTTTCTTTATCGGTTGGGGTTTTGGTGGCTCTCCGTTTCCGTAGAGTGCGCCATAAGCTGCCCAATAGGCTTTGGTTGGTTTCCTTTGCATGTATCCTCCGTGATACTGTGATCTGCAAATACATCCAGAATGTCCTGTTCGCTGTAAGCGGCTAGTGCATGTAACATTTGCACATCATCCGTGTGTGCATAAAGTGGTCGTACAATTTTCTTGAGCTGCGTCATTTTTCCTGCTGCGGCGTAGCATAATTTTGGAGTGTATTTTTGATCTCCAAAAAATGTCCTGTAAACTTTAGCTGCTACAGCTTCCCCTGCTGTGATTATCGCCTGTTTCGATGGTGTCTGTTTCTTTTCCACGATTTAACTCTCCCTGTTGTTGTTTCAAAAGATATCGCCTTTTCAGTTCCTTGTAGGGGATGTGTTCCACTACAGGTTCTGATTCTTTTGGCTGCGCTTCCTGCGCATTACTTCCATTTTTTGCTTCAGCAGCTTCCCGCTTCTGTCGCTCAATTCTTTCTTGCGTCCAATCTTTCATTTTTGGCCTGTTATCTTGGACGACTTGTCCATTTCCTATCATGGCCGGTATTTTTTCGTCAATCAGGAAATTCTCAAAGTTCCGATTCCAGTCCGCGCTAGTCGCTTCTTTCGATATTTGAAGGTTCCGAAATTTGGCAATCAGTTGGTCTATGCTCTTCCCAACTTTGCTCGATACTTCACGTGCCGTGATCATATTTTGATCGTTTGGAAACCAGGAGGGAGAGAGGGGTGCGCGCTTCGTGCGCGCTCTCTCTGTTTTCTTTTGTTTGTTTATTGTTTCTTTATGTGGGTACTCAGGTACCCATCTGTTGGGTACTCTAGTACTCATCTGATAGGTACTAGAGTACTCATCTGATTTTTTATCCACAGGCTGATGAGTACTAGAGTACCTATCTAAACACCACTGCTTACCTTCTATTTTGGGCAAAGTTATTCCATAGGCGTTGGCCTTACCGGTGCGTCTGACAGTGATTAATTTTTGAGATTCGAGCTTTTTGGCACGGCGTGTAAATTGAGATATTTGTAAGCGACATTCGCGGGCGACATCAGGACGAGTGATATACCAGAAATCTTTATCCCCAATATGGGAAGCCAATATTAAAAGGATCGTGACATCGGAAGGAATAAGGTCGTACGAAAGTGAAATCTCATCTCTGAGAAACAAGGCTACACGCAACATCAAGTTCATTTCTATCCTTAAGCAGGGATTCTAAGGCTTGCAATCCTTACAAGAACCTTTAAAATTACCCTGTCTGTCACGACATCTATTAAATGGATTTTCCTTTGAAAGGGGAGTGTTCAGCTCCCCTGATCAAGTCTTAAAGAATAATACCAATCCTTTCTCAAAGCCACTTGAAATTATCCACAGAATCAGTGCATAAGCTTGTTAGTAAATTGTGCAAACCTGCGCTATGATTATGTCTTTAACCATTGACAAGGACGTGCACAAATGAAAAAGAAAGCCAAGGAAATGAAACCGGCAACGAAAGAAGAAATTAAGAAAATGAAAAAAGAAGACATGAAAGAAGATAAGAAAATAATGAAAAAAGTCGTCAAGGAAAAAAAGAAGGCTATGAAGAAAAAGAAATAAATAAAAGCCGGTTAATAACCGGCTTTTTTCAATAAAAGAATAGCATATTCAAGCGTTTCGATTAGCCGATTCATATCAGTAATTTCTTGCGAAATGATAAGAAATAAAACTTCACCCAATGCTTCACGATAAGTGTCTTTGCAACAGCTATTCATGATTAAACGGAACCTTAGAAATCATTTCATCATATTGTTTTTGCTTGTCTTTCAAAAACTCTATATTTTTTTCAAGATGATGTCTATCTTCCAATTCTTTCATTAAAGTATAACGATGTTTTTCAAGCTTATAATCACTATACAAATCCAAGAAAAAAAGAAGTGTCCAAAATGTATTACAAACAAATGCACCAAAGGCCGTTCCATTCACAATAGTCAAATGACTAAAAGCCCAAGAGCCATTCAGAATCAATAAACATAAACAAAGTAATAAAACTGATCCTTGCTGACGCATCATTTTTTTATAAAAAATAAGCATGTGATCATTAGATCGAAACATATCCATCATCATTTTTTTTAAATCCTATTTAAATCTTTCAGAGACATGATATCCAGTTCATAAGCAGGAACACCCGTATCTCTAAGAACAGCTATTGCCTCTGAAAGTTTATAAAAAGGCTTAATACAACAATCTTCCTCTCTACACTCACGATCAGTAAATTGTGTACAAACACTTATCATTAAAAAATTCCCTAATAATGCACACCAACATATTTAGTATCGGAAGCTGTGTCTAATGCACCGCCTGTTATGACAGTCTTGGCAGTGACAGGATGCGTTCCGACGGCATGAAATATGACATTAACTTCCAAATTATATGTGTGCCCCCAAGATTGACCAGTAGCTAGCCCTATATGTTCCTTGATTATTTTGCAGTGCTCCGGCTGAGATTCAGGACAAAGCGAGACAGTCCATGCGAAATCCTTAAAGCCCGGCGTTGTATTGTAAACGGTAACTCCATGAACACTATGCAATGTTGTTACTTGATTAATCTGTGTTGTAACATTTTGGGTGCCAGCTACAGCGACAGCAACATCCGATACTTGTTGTGGTGCCATAGGCATAGCCATTGCAACGCTTGAGCTTAATAAAAACAGTCCAGCAATAGATTTTAATTTCATTATTTATCCTTAAATTTTAGGGGTTTTAATATCTGTAATTGTGAGATCACGAATAGCAAGCCAAGAAAAAAACTCTGTAATAAAACAATCATTATTGAAATAAAGACGTGGAAACATGTCGGCTCCGTCTATATGAGAACGTCTAGCTTCTGGTGAATTTTTCATTTTATCCCAAGCTATTAACCGGGTTTCAGCAATCCATTTTATATGACCCCGATCACTATTTTTTGATAATCGCTCAATATGATGCTCTGTAAATTCTGTCTGAACAACGATGTATAATTGCTGAGATTCAAGTAGAGCACTCAAAATTTCCTTTTGTATTTCTCTCATCCAAAATGACCTTTAATCAAAACTCCTGCAAAAGCCGTCGCTACTGCGAGCATAAAACCCATGACCCAGCAAAATTGTGACCATGAATTTTTTCGCACATCTTCGATTCTATTTTCTAATCTGTCAAATCTTTTATTTGCGTCATCAAATTTTTTATCTATAGAATCAAATCGTTTTTCGATTCTCATCATTGTTTCATTAATATGGCTTATCGATTGTTCCAGTAGTGCCAAGCGTGTGTCATCTTTCATGTGTGCCTCTAATTTAGCTCTCATACCTCCTCCCTTAGGTTAAAAAGTCCTCAATTGATAATTTGATTTTATGCTTTTTTGCCAATGCAAGCATTAACCGTACCTTGGATAAACGCGGCACTCTTCTGCCAGATTCCCAATTTGAAACGGTTCCAGCCGTCACGTCAAATTCTTTTCCAAACTCAGCTTGTTCAAGACTAAGTGCCAGTCTCAATTTCTTAATAATAAGGTGCGGGGTCATTTTGCCTCCAAGTGAATGCGCTTTATATCTTATTGATTATGTAATGGTCAACCATTAAATTGCAAAAAGAAGGATAATGAATATTGACATTACATTTCTTTTGGAATAATATCGCCATTGTTATCAATTAATAGTGATGAGGTAAAAAATATGATTTACAATCAAGTAAATGGCATGATGCTATCGAAACTGGTTAAAAGGAATTTAACCGCTATGGATCCATACAGAAATTTATTCAATTATGTTTGTGAAATTGTAAATGATCGATCGGTTTGGGATAAAGATTTGGAAAGTTTTA